GGTGCCGGTAATTTAAGCAGGTTTATTTCGTTCCCGTTCCGCCTTGGCATCGGGGGGCAAGAAAGCCTACCTTTATTTCGTGCCATTAAAATAAAGGCATGACATTATCTGCCCCCCTTCGCAAGGTCGCCTCAAAGTTGATGGCACGCTTTGGCGGCGAGGTGACAATTCGACGTATCACCACTGGGGCTTACAACCCAACAACCGGCACGGCAACGCCAACGGCTTCTGAAAATGTGGTGCGTGGCGTATTGGAAAACGTCACCGAACGTGAGCTAAATGATCTGATCAAAAGCACTGACAAGAAATTGACGGTTGCCGCTGCTGATCTTGCCGCTGAACCGAGCGTTGCCGATCAGGTGACCATTTCTGGGCGAATCATGCAAACGGTGCAGGTCAACAGGATTGAACAGGACAATGAGGCGATTGTGTTTGAAATATTCCTGAGGGAGTGATATGGCACGGCAAATTAGGATTGGTGAGATCGGCCAGTACGCTGAGGGGCAGATCAATAAGCTGATTACCGCTGCTGTACTGACTGCTGACGGCAGGTTGAAGCTTGATAGCCCTGTTGACACTGGACGCTTTAGGGCAAGTTGGGCGATTGGTCAAAACGCTGCGCCATTTGAAGGCCAGCCTGAAGGCAGCTATCCAAGCGCTCCGCCGCCTACTGCTGTGAACTATCAGCTTGGCAGTGAGCGGGTCGGCAACGTCTACAGCATCCACAACAACCTGATTTACGCTGAGCCATTGGCGATCAAAGGCAGTCGCAAAAAGGGCATTCCTGGTGGTTGGGTTGATTCCATTGCCAAAGACGTTCAAACTTACGTCAATGCAGAAGCGGACCGGATTGGTCGTTCATCATGAGCCTCAACACTGTCCGTTCCTACATTGAAAACCGCATTGCAACGGAGTTCGCCGCTTCGCCTGCAATTCAAGTCGCTTACCAAAACGTTCCATTCAGCCCGCCCAATAACGCAAGCTGGATTCAGGCCAACATCATCTGGGGTGATTCGGCCTACATGACCATCCTGACCACATCAACCCGTGGGACAGGAGCAGGTTTTGATCGTCGCAATGGGACGCTTGTTTTCAACATTTTCACGCCTCGTGGTCAAGGCCCTGGCGCAGGATTAACCATTGCTCAGCGCTGCATCAACCTCTTCACACGTTTGCAGCTTGAAAATATAAAATTTGATGCCGCAAATGGTCCGCGTACTATTGAACCCTCTGTGCCGGAAGGGTTTTACCAAACGCAGGTGGCCATAACTTTTGAGGCTTACGAGCAAAGCTAGACTCATAACAGCCAATACCGCATACAACAATGGCTGTCACTGTTCTGTCCGGTACGTCCGGCGCCCTTTATTACAAACCCGCTGGCACAACCGGTACATTCGGTGAAACCGATGTCAACGCGGGAACAGATACGATCACCATTCAGAGTTATCTGAACCTGAAGGTTGGCGATCCCGTCAAGTTTCGCGTGGTCAATAGTCAGACCGGTGGATCTGGCACTGGCACGCTGCCCGCTCCAATTTCGGACGCCACCACTTATTACGTGCTGAGCTACACAGCCGCTACTGGTGCGTTGACGGTTTCCACTGCTGCTGGTGGCACCATTCTTGCCATCACTGACGACGGCACCATCACAGCTCCCAACGAGTTTGAGGTGTATTACGCCGATTATGCGGCTGTTGGTCAGGTGCAATCTTGGTCCTTTGAAATCAGCCGTGCTGAGATCGACGTGACCACTATCGGTCAAACTGCCGGCCAGTATGCGCCCTTCCGTGCCTACATCCCCGGCTTTGCTGATGGCAACGGTACAGCCACGGTGTACGTGACCAACGAAGATTCTGCTCTGTCCAACCGCATGGTTCAGGACGTGCTGCAGCGTCAACAGGTTGGTTGCGCCTTCAAGCTGTACACCGACAAGCAAACCACCGAGGCTTTGAGCCGCAGCATCGCAATGGATGCAGTGCTGATCAGCGCCAATATCACCATCAACCCTGACGATGCTCAGCAGGTGGAAATCAGCTTCCGCCCGACCGGCGTGCCTACTTTCGATTTCAGTCAGACTGCCTAAGCTAAGGCTGCCAAGGTTGAGCCCCTGGGTTGCGCTGGGGGCTTTTTTATGCCTAAAGTGATAACAAAGAACCCGTTTTTATGCCTGCGCCTGTTTCGTTTGCTCTTGCTCGGCTGAAAAAGGCTGCAAACCTGACACCTATCAAGCGCGTTGTAACGCTGAACGATGGCAGCACGTTTGAGTTTTACGCAAGTGCCTTGACGATGGCTGAGCGTGAGCGGGCGCAGAAGATGCCAGGCGGTGATGATGCCAATGGTTTTGCTTTGAACCTGTTGGTTACCAAGGCAACGGACGAGGCCGGGCAGCGTTTATTTCAGACCGGTGAAATTGCAGAGTTGAAAAACGACGTGCTTGATTCTGATCTTCAAGCCATGATGCTTGCCATCATTACCAACCCTGAAGAGCAGAACGATACCGACATGAAAAGCGGTAAAGGCTGAGCTTAAAAAGGACAACCTACTGCTGCTGCAGCTTGGTGTGGCGAAAGAACTGGGCTACAGCTTGGTTCGGTTGAATGCTGAGGTGACGATGGAGGAGTTGATGATATGGGCCGCTTATTTTGATTTAACTAACGAAGAGCAAGAACGTAGACTGAAGCAACGCCGTAGGTAAGCCGTGTCTGTCGTCGCCAACGTTGCCATCAATGTTGACAGCCGTGGCGCTACGCAGAAGCTGCGTGAGGTTCAGAATCAGGCTCAGCAAACTGAGCGGGCGTTTGGCGGACTTAATTCGGCGGTAGGCAAGCTTGTTGGTGCTTTTGCTGCTGCACAGGCAGTTCGCTTTGTATTTGTTCAAGCCGCTGAAATTCAAACGCAAACGCGCAGCCTTGAGGTATTAACAGGCAGCGTTCAAAAAGCAACGCAAATCGTTAAAGAGCTTCAGGATCTTGGCGCTGTAACACCGTTCACCAGTTCAGAGCTAATTGATGCGGCTAAACGTCTTCAAGCTTTTGGGGTTGAAACAAATAAGGTTGTAGATACTACGCGGCGTCTTGCTGATGTAAGTGGTGCAACGGGCGCTGAATTACAAGGTTTGGTTACCGCTTACGGTCAGGTTCAAGCCAAGGGAAGACTACAGGGTGAAGAGCTGCTGCAGTTTCAAGAGCGTGGTGTTGCTCTGCAAAAAGTCTTAAAAGACGAGTACAAACTGAGCGGAGAGGAATTTCAGGACGCGCTTGAAAAAGGGCGAATTAGTGCGCAAGCCGTCGAAGCCGCAATTATTAAATTAACGGACGCAGGTGGCAAATACGCCAATGGCGCGATTGCGCAAAGTGACACGCTGAATGGCAAGTTAAGCACATTGCAAGATTCGTTCCAGCGCCTTGCCCAAAACATTGGCACCTTTTTTGAGCCGGTATTTAAGTTTTTGATCGATGGAGTAAATGCGCTTATTGAAAGGTTGAATAACGCGGGGCGTATTGGGGCAGAGGCTAGAGCTTACGAAGAAGCCAACAGGCGTACGAGAACACGTTTTGGGGCGCTGCGATACGCCAACCCGTTTGACCAGGAAGTTCAGCAATACCGAGAACGGCTAACCAAGTCTTTAGTTGCTTCGCAAATGGGTGGCGGCGCAACGGTGGCATCACCAAGAATGACGGCGCCCGCTGGGTTCCCTGATTTGATGGCTGCGCAAAGCAAAGCAAAACGTGGCAAATCAGACGCAGAGAAAGCCGCAGAAAAAGCAGCACGCGAAGCCGAGCGTCTGGCAAAGCTAAGCAAAGAACAATTAAGCACAGCGCAACAAAGTTACGTTTTAGCCGAAGCGGGTTTGGCTGTTTCGGTAGCAGTAACCGATAACGAAAAATTACAAGCCGAATATGATCGCCAACGCGCAGAGCGCATGTTCAAGTACAGCGAGTTGCTCGGCAAGGCTCTAACGGACAAGGAGCGCGAATTTATCGTTACAACCCAGGAGTTTGAAGTTAGAAAGGCTGAGTTTGACCTGAATAAAGATCTTTACGATCTACAGCTTAAGCAGTCTGAGTTGCTCAATCGCCAAACGCCTATCGCCGCTGCGCAACAAGAAATAGAACTGCTTGCCGCAAAAATTCAAGGCAAAGAGCAAGAGTATTTATTGCAAAAACAGATAAACGATCTGATCACACAAGGCGTTTCTCCAGAAGATGCGCAAGGCGTAATACTTACCATACAAGATCTCGAAAAACAGAACAAAGCTATTCAGGATCAAAAGCAACTATGGGCTGACATTTACACGACCGTGTCTGGTGAATTGCAAAACGCACTTACCGGTCTTATTGATGGCACCACAAAATGGGGTGATGTATTGAGCGGCATCCTTAACAGCCTTAGCAGTTTGTTTCTTAACGCTGCTTTTTCTGGTTTGGGTGGTGCGTTAAAGCTTCCTGGGTTTGCCTCTGGTGGATTTGTCACTGGTCCGACCACCGCAATGATTGGCGAAGGTGGCGAGCCTGAGTACGTCATCCCAGCCAGCAAAATGCGTTCTGCCATGGCGCGTTACTCTGCCGGCGCACGTGGTTCAAGCGTAATTTCCGGCGGCTCTGGTGACGGCGCCACTATGGGGGCCACAATGACAGCAGCACCGATCGACGTTCGCTACACCGTGGAGCGCATCAACTCCGTGGACTACGTGACCGCCGATCAATTTCAAGCTGGTATGCGTCAAGCCGCCAGCCAAGGTGCAGAACGCGGCCAACAACTGGCACTACGCCGCCTGCAGCAATCACCTAGCACTCGTCGGAGGGTGGGCATCTGATGGACATTGCACTCGGCAACTACCTGCGGCTCAAAAAGCCGGACGACACCACCAACTACTACTTCCAGAACTTTTTCATCGGCGCCAACGCGGCCTACGACGGCAGCAGCTACGCCTTTCTTCCCTTCGGGTTTAGTGGCGTCAGCGTCAACCGCAACGGCGACAACACCGAGGCCAGCCTTGTGTTCCCAAACAACGAGCTAAGCAGGGCCTGGGCATTGCCGGCCATTACAGAACGCTGGCTGGCGCGTGTGTACGTGATGGCGCTCAACCCAGACGACCGCACCACCGGCATCCTGATGCACCAGTACAACGG